GGGAGACGCTGAGAATCAGACATCAGGAGATTATGCCGCATGGGCCGCAGCCGGCAGACCTGAAACAATAAGCACGTCAGGCCCGGCGCAGATCTTTGGTCCTGGAGAGGCTGCATATATGACGATTGAAGAAGCTGAAAGAATAATCCGCGAGGTGATCCAATGACAAGACGCATCATGATTCTGGCGGCAGTCCTGTGTCTGCTGGCCTTTCCGCTGTTCGGACAGAGCTATGAGGTTGACCTGACCACATCGGCCACCACGACCGGCACGGATTTCCGGCCGCATGACGGAGATTTCCGCGTGAAGATTACAGGTACATGGACCGGTGGGGTGCAGATTCAGAGCTATGACCCGGTAAACACCACATGGGATGACCTTGACTCTGAGTTCACCAGCAACGCGGATGTTATTATCAATCACGTCGGCGGTCCCAGCTGGCGCTATCGTGCGATCTTCGCCACGCCCACCAGCGGAGCCCCGACGGTCATCATGATGCAGAGGTAGACCATGGCAAGATTGCCGGCTGACAATCCCAATTATCGCCAGGGCCTGACGGCCGCGCTGGAGAACGACGACCTGATGGACCTGCTGGAAGAGGACACCCGGTCGCTGCATGTCAGGAAGGCCGGATACGCCGGGTTGAATGACCAGATGATCCGGGACCTGAAGCTGTTGAAGGCCAAGCTCCTGCTGGGCGGCATGTCCAACGCGGAACTCTATGATTATTGCGGATTCCCGGGCGGGGCCAACAGTGACACATCCAAGGCCGGGGCTGTCTCTAAGCGCTGGTCGCAGTTGCGGCCGGTGGCGGCCAAATGGCTGGAGGATCACGGCTTCACCATCGGGGATATCCTGCGCGAGTGGGCCGCCGACCTCGACGCCACGGAGACCAAGTTCTTTCAGCACGAGGGCAGGGTGGTTGAGACGCGCGAGGTTGTAAACTATCAGGCCCGCCAGAATGCCCTGACGAACATCGGCAAGATCAAGGGTGTTTATGCGGCGGAGAAACGCGAACTGACCGGCAAGGACGGTGAACCGCTTGGGGTTATCGTGCTGCCGCGTAGAAACCAGGAAAGCAAAAAGCAAGATTGAACACTCACTGGGAGCCAACACCAAAACAGGAAGAAGCGCTTGTAAGGGATGAATACGAGATCCTTTACGGAGGCGCACGCGGCGGAGGGAAGACCGATGCCGGCATGGCGTGGCTTCTCTATGACAAGGATCACCCACTTTACAAGGCACTGGTTGTCAGGCGCAATGCCGACGATCTTTCGGACTGGGTTGAAAGGGCCAAGCGCATGTATGCACCGACCGGAATAGAGTTCACCGGCAAGCCGGCAATCGGACGCTGGCCATCGGGAGCCTTCATCAAGCTTGGACACCTGAAGGATGACAATGCCTACGAGAAATATCAGGGGCACGAATACCACAAAATTCTGATCGAAGAACTCACGCAGGTTCCATCGGAGCGCCGCTATGAGATGCTGATATCGTCCTGCCGCTCGACGGTTGACGGCATCAGCGCCCAGGTGATGGGAACCACCAACCCCGGCGGACCTGGCCACAAATGGGTAAAGCGCCGCTTCATTGATCCAAGCGTATCCGGAAAGCCATTCGTGAACCCCAAGACTGGCCGTTCGGCAATCTTCATTTCGGCCAAGGTTGACGACAACCCCTATATCGTTGAGCGTGATCCGTCATACATAACCTATCTCGACAACCTGCCGGATGATCTGCGCCGGGCATGGCGTGAGGGGTCATGGGAGCTGTCGGACGTGAAGGGCGCCTATTATGGGTTCGAGATGCGCGAGGCCTGGAAGCAGGGGCGCATCGGCAAGATTCCGCACGATAGGGCCGCGCTTGTTCATACGGCGTGGGATTTTGGCATGAACGACACGATGACCGTGATCTTCTTCCAGGTGATCGGCAAGGAAGTCCGCGACATAGACTATTACGAGAGCAATCACCGCGGCTTTGACCACTACGCCAACATCCTCCAGGCCAAGAAGGGTGAGATTGGCTACAATTACGGCTATCATTTTGGCCCGCATGACTTGAGGGTTCAGGAGAGCAACGGCAAGACCCGCGTTGAAACCGCTGCCGGACTCGGCATCAACTTCACCGTAATGAACAGGGTTCAACACAAGATGGACGGGATAAACATGGTCCGTCTGCTGCTGCCATACTGCTGGTTTGATGCGTCGAGATGCGAAGAAGTCATTACCGGTCTTGAGAATTACCGCAGTGAATACAACGAAGAGCTTGAGCGTTACGCCGACAAGCCATTGCATGATTGGTCAAGTCATATCGCGGATGCGAAGCAGACCCAGGCCCAGGGGGTAAACTGGATGCAGAAGATGCAGGGTTCAATGGAAGAAAACAGACGGCATGCAGCCGCAATCAAGCACCGGGTCGCTGGATACGGAGGATAACCCCTAGATGATGATCGACAAGCAGACCGGAGACATGAAGGGTATCACCGAGATTATCGTTGATGATTCCGCCGCCCAGCACACCGGCGAGACCGATGACATGACCAGGATGGTCTTTGACCTGTTCCATGAATACGAGAGCAGTGATCACCGTAAGGCGAAGCTTGAGGAGTATAAGCAATCCCGCGAGAGCTACGACGGCCACCGGCCGGCCAAGGAGTTCCCGTGGAAGAACTGCTCCAACTATTCGATGATGGTGCATGCGATCGTGGTTGATGACATGGAGCCCCGGCTGGCGTCGCAGTTGATCGGGTCTGGCGAGGATATCATCGAGGTCCTGCCGCTCAGTGAGAAGATGCAGCCCCATGTCAAGGCCGTCGAAATGGCGACCGAGGGCGCGCTGACCGAGCTGATCAAATGGAAAGAGCTTGTCCCGCGCATCGTGCACGAGGCCCTGATGGCGCCTACCATGTTCATTAAGCCCAGATACGAGGAAAAGACCGTCAAGCAGAAGCAGCGCTACCGCGGGCCGGCCATGATCAACCCGCTGGACGGCAACCGCATAACCTCCAGGGAAGAGCTGGATTTGCTGCTACGCAACGGAGTCATGCCGCAGGAGGCCATGGTTGATGTGCTGGAGGACAAGGCGGCCAATATCTTCCGGATCGTCAATGATATCATCCCGCTCAATGATGCCTACGGGCCTGACATCGTGACCGACTGGGACGAGACGCCGTTCATGGTCAAGATCCGCCCGATCTACAAAGACATTGAAAGGCAGAGTGTTGAGAACGGCGGCGTTTACATCAATGTCACCCCCGAACTCCTCGCTGACGAGTCCGAGCAGCGCGACGGTGACGGCCTGCCGGTAAGCGCCGACAGAACACTGGTCAAGCCCAGCGAACAGCGCCGCGAGATTGAATGCATCGAGTGCTATCTGCCGGACATCGCACTGGAAGAGGGCGACGAACCCGACTGGGTCATCCTCACCTACACGATGCAGAGCCGCACCCTGATCCGCAAGCAGTACATGCGCGAGGTCTATTGCAACAACCGCAAGTCCATCAAGCGCCTGATGCTGTTTCCCGACGGTGACTGCCTGCACGGCAAGACGCTGTATTCCAAGATCGAGCATCACTGCAAGGCCATCAACGATCTGCTGAACCAGATGATTGACAGCGGCACGGTCCAGATCATGCCGTGGTTCTTCTATGATCCGGTGGCGTCAGGGCTGATCAAGCACGAGGTCGAGGTTTACCCGGGGGCAATGAACCCTTGCACCGACCCGAGCAAGGTGCAGCAGGCCCAGGTTGACGTGAAGGCCCAGGTGTTCATTGAGTTCATCAACGTCATCATGTCATTCCTTGAGCGCCTTGTGAGCGTCACCAGCTACGCCGACGGCATTCAGGACACAGCCATGGCCCAGGGCGCCGGCACGGCTTCCGGAATGCGGATGCTCTTGAATGAGACCAACGTGAAGCACTCCTATCAGATCAAGCCGATCCGTGAACAGTTGGCCGACCTGATCGAAATCAACATGCGCCTGCTTGGATGGTTCATGCCGGCCGACACCAAGATCAGGGCCAAGGGTGAGTTCATGTCGGTCGATCCGATGTTGTTGCAGGGTGAATACGCCTTCAATATCAGGATCTCCGACAGCGCATCAAATGAGATGCTGGCCAGGATGGAGGCCGTCGAGCTGTTCAATCTTGCAAGCAAGGTCCCGTTCGCCAATCAGGCCGAGATATTCAAGGATCTGTTGGCGGCCTATCAGAAGAAGCAGCCCGAAAAATACATCAACCCGGCTTTCCTGATCCTGATGCAGGCCGTGGCGCAGGACCCGCAGATTGTGCAGCACGTTCAGCAGGTCATGCAGCAGCAGGCCCAACAGAATAAGATGGCCGAGATGAACCAGCAGGTTGATGACCAGTTAATCAAGCGCTCCCTGATGGATGCCGCCGAGGCCCGCAAGATCAAGGCCCAGAACTACCCGATCGTGACACCCGGAGACGTTGAAGGCGCCATCAGTTCACTGGCTAAGGCTCAGGCCAAGGACATGGTAGAGGCGCACCTTAACCCGGGAATAGACAGGGGCTGATATGGCAAAAATAGACCTTTTGCAGAACGAGGATTTCAGGGCCTACCAGGAAGACATCAAGGGCAGATGGGAGGCCAACATCAGGCGGCTTGACGAGATTCTGGGGCAACCGCTGTTCACGGTCGAATATGAGATGATGCTGCATGCCCAGCGGGCGGTCTGCAAGGAATATGAAGCGATCATGAAGATCCCCTATGAATACGCCATCAATGAGGCCGCCAAGCACAAGGATGCCGGCGACAACGACCGGGCCGCCGAGTGCAACCGCAAGGCCGGGAGTATCTGGGATGCAATCAATATCGTCAAGCTGCACATGTGGAAACGCGCGCTCGGTGGCAACAATGCCTGATGTCATCAATCGCAAGCGCGATGACTTCAACCGCCGCATGTGGCAGGCGCTTTTACGCAGCCTCAAATATACGGTCAGTCAGCTTGAAATAGCCATGAATGAGGAATGAAAGAATGAGAACAAGAGCCAGATCACCCGATTGACATAGGGCCCTTTGAATAAAACGGCGCGCTCCCATTCACCATCAGCGAGCGCGCGGCAAGACAGGCAAGCGAAAGCCTCCCTGTGAACCTCGAATTTAGGGGTTTGCGGGGAGGCTTCTTTTATTTCCCCGGCATCGACCGGGAGCACCGCGAAAGCGAGACAGGAGACAACAATGATCAGGGAAATAGTAGTTGACGGCGACGAACTGGAAGTTGACGGTTTTGAGCCGGAGGCCGCCGAAGATCAGACCGCGCAGGGCGAACCAGAGCCCGCAAAGGATGACACCGAAGCGGCCGGCGAGCAGCAGCAGGGGGAGACCGCCAGCCCCGAGAAGAATGAAGCGACTCCCGCAAAGGAAGAGCCTGCCGCTGAGAAACCGGCAGAGAAAGCCCCTGTCAACGATAGGGCGCTGGCCGCGCTTGGCTACGAGAACCGCGAGCTGAAACGTCAGATGAAAGGCGTTATGGCCGAGATTGAATCGTTACGCAAGCGCGATCAGGAAGGCGTCTACGTTCCAAGGCAAAACCATGGCGAATACCTCGAATTTCTGCGTGATACCGATCCCGACAGATATCTTGAGGAGCGCCTGAGGGTCAGGGATGCCGAGCTTGAAACCAGGCTCACCAAACCAGCAGGGCCGCGGATTGAGGAAGATGTCAACCGCAACGCGGCCGTGACCCAGGAGTTGCTCAACTCCGTTGCCCAGAGAATCGTCACCACATGCCCCAATGCAGTTACCGCAGACGGCATGCTCGATTCCGAGTTCATGAATGGTGATGGCGGCTTTTGGCGCGAGGCCCAGGAAGAGTTCCAGTCACATGAACAATTCATGGAAGCCGTGATCAATGAGCCTGCCAGGATCTCAAGAATTGCGCGTATTGCGAACAAGAACATTGAACACAAGCGCCTGCTTGAGAAGATCGCCGAGAGCGACCGCAAGGGCCGCGTCATGGCTCAGGGCTCCGTAGGCAGTCCTTCAAAGTCAAGCAAGTCAACCAAAACACTCACCCCCGAAGAGGCCAAGTTCGCAAAACAGAACGGATGGACCCCTGAGGAGTTTGCCGCATTCGACGCGAGGAGCAAATAACAATGGCAAAAAACAGCAGCAACAACCCAACCAACAACACTGATGATACCACCGTCAACAAGGTCGAGGAAACCGCCGCCAACAACATTATTGCCGAGGATACGATGGGTCGCACGGCTTCGGCGATTGCAACCAAGGTGCTCAACAAGGCCGAGGACGCCATCAGCCAGGCGCTACAGACCCAGTCCGGGATTCCGCTTGAACCATCAAAAGATGAAATCGCCCGCATCCTGGATGAACAGTACAGCAGCATGTTCAAGCTGCCTGAGCCCTGCCGCACCGGTGACGGCCTGAATTACTCATGGTCGTGGTGCGAGGCCGACGAGCGCATGCTCAACATCTACCGCTCGAGAGGCTACCTGATCGCCAACCGCAATAATGCGCCGTTTCTCTCAAGGTTTGTGAACCATACAACCGGGGCGGTTACCCGCCAGAAAGCCAACCTGCATGTGCTCATGATGCGGTCCAGGAAATACTCGGACGCCGAACTTGAACACACCTACAACGAGACGCTCGGACAAATGAAGCGCAACCCGGTCAAATCCGGCGACGAGCTTCAGGAGATGTCCCGCCAGATGGGGTTCCGGATCTCGCAGGGCGGCTACGGCATTGACCCGGTCAGCAACTTACATACCCCGAGTGCGCCGCCTCTGATGTTTGAGCGCGACGGCACCCCGACCTCACCCGACGAGTGGGTCAGCTAAGGAGAAAACCAAATGGCAAATACTTCCGCCAAATACGGACTGAAGATCTTTGGTCCCCAGATCGATTCACCGCAGGAATACCCGGTAGACCCTGCCGCAACCGCCATTTACAGGGGCGATAGCGTCAAGCTGGTGGCCGACCAGGGTGTCGCAAAGGATACTGCCGGCAGCGAGGCCTCTATCGGCGTCGTCGTCGGTTTCTATGATTCCACCGGCAAGGCCGTCGCCATCTATCCCGGTGGCACTGCAACCGGGTATAAGGCTGTCGTTCTCGACAACCCCGCCCAGAAGTTCGTCATCAAGTGCGACACGGCCCTGACGGCCGCCGACATTGGCACCTGCTCCGACCTCGTGGTCGGAACCGCCAGCACCGTCACCAATACCAGCGGGGACTATCTCACCGCCGTGGGAACCGCAACGGCCCAGTTCAAGATCATCGGGCTTGCGCCTTTCGAGGGCAACGCCTGGGGCGCCAATCAGGATGTGATCGTGAAATACAACGAGCACATGTTCCTCAAGACTGCCGGTGTTTAAGGGGGTATAAGTAATGGCTAGCAACAGATCAAAATTCAACAACCTGTATGTCAAGGGCATGTTCAAGACCATGACCGACGAGTTCAAGCGGCTTGGTGATGAATATAAGGGACTGTACCATTCCGGCAAGTCGGATACCGACCGCGAGATCCTGCACTTCATGAGCGGACTCGGTGTGACCGCCGAGAAGCCCGAGGGCACCGCTGTCGCCTACGATGACCCGATCGACGGACCTACCAAGGAGCTGGTGCATAAGACCTATGGGCTGGCGTTCCGCGTCACCGAGGAAGCCATCGAGGATGACAAGTACTCCAAGATGAGGAACATGTCCAAGGAACTCGGAATTTCAGCGCGTGAGTCCATCAACATTCAGCACTTCGCCCTGTTCAACCTGGGGACCAGCTCGACCTATTTCGCCTCGGCCGACGCCAAGGCGATCTTTGCCACCGACCACGTCAAGCTGGACGGCTCCAGCTATTCCAACTACTACACCGCCAGCTCGCTCTCGCTGGACGCCATCCAGGATGACCTCCTGATCTTCGAGAGTCTCACCGACCACCGCGGCAAGAAGATCAACCGCAAGGGCTCCTGTAAGCTCATTGTTGCCAACCCGGCCCTTGAGTGGAAGCTGGCCGAGATCTTCGGCAGCATCATGAACCCCGACACGGCCAACAACGCCATCAACTCGCTGGTCAAGAGCCGCCCGTCGCTCAAGTTCATGTGCACCCCGTATATCACATCCACCACGGGCCGCCATTACATCGGTGAAACCAGCCCGATCCGCGGGGCCATCTCGTTCATGCGCCGCCCGGTAACATTCGCCCGCGAAGGCGATTTCAACACTGGCGACTCACTGTTCAAGGTGACCTATCGTATGTCCGTTGGCTGCGCTGACCCGATGAACATTGCACAGAACCCCGGTGCATAAGGAGGCCGTCATGAGGACACTCAACAAGAAAGCCGAGGTCCTGATTGCCGTCTTTCTGTTCCTGACGCTGGCCTCGCTGGCCTATGCCGGCCTGAGGTACACCACGCTGACCGCTGTTTCATCCCAGTCGTTCTATGCCTACGGCGAGAACGGCGCCGAGCACTCCGGTATCGCGATTATCAAGTTTGACGACCTGATCAACGCGGCATCCGTTACCATCGCCGGCACCGCGGTTGCAACCAGCGCTACACTGCCGACCAACGCCATTGTCCAGGATGTCTGGTATGTTGTCACCTCGAACCATTCCGGGGCAACCTTTGATCTTGGCATCAGCGGCGGAGACGAGGACGGCTTCATCGACGGCGCCAGCCTTACCACGGCGGCATTCGGCAGACCAGGAGCAACTGTCACGGCCGGAGTCACGGAAACCTATTACTCAGCCAACACCCGCGGGGCGCTGCTGGCGGACTACATCGCCGGCACCAATGCCGCAAGCGACTTCGGTGTTTATCACGAGAAATGGGACACCACCAGCTCGGCGGACACGCTCTGTTACACCTGCAACTCCACCGGCCTGACCGCCAAGGCGGATGTTTACTTCAAGGTCATGATCGTCAGCCCCAGCACTGCGGTTGACGTGACGCAGTAACACCCAAACCGAGGGGGAGCAATCCCCCTCATTCAACAAGGGGCGCACATGATTGAGACATATTCAGCAACAGTCACCGAGATCAGCGCACTCGGCGGTGCCTCTCACGCAGTTTCGACCAATACTATGGTGTGTGACCGTTGCGGGTTCCAGACCTGCAAGGAAGACCTCACGCTACAGAACGGATATCAGCTTTGCAATGACTGCCTGGACAGTGACCGCGAGGACAGATAATGGCGACCGCACAGAACATCATTGATAGCAGCCTTGCCCGTCAGATGGACCAGAGCGAGACGCAGTGGACCGAGACCGAGCTGCTGGCCTGGCTCAATAAGGGCGTGAGTTATTTGCACCAGGTCCTCATCAATAACCGGATCGACTGGGCGACGACAAGCACCGCGACTCCGGTTTCCACCGTTGCCGACACCGAGCTGTATGACCTGGAGGGTGACTTCTGGTCCATGGTGGAGGGTGACAGCGCCAAGGGCGATGGTAGCGTCTGGCTTGACAAGACCACGTCATACGCATTTCTGACTCCATGCGGTCAGCATGAGAGCGTTAAGTTCACTGGGGCCGACACCGGCGAACCCACCCAGTACTATTTGACCGCAACCCAGATCGGCCTCCTGGCGGTGCCTGACGCCGTCTATGCGCTGAAATACCGCTACTACACCACACCGACAACCCTTCTGGTGTCATCCACGATGCCCTATAGCGGCCTGTTCAATGAAGCCCTTTCGAGCTTCATGTCTTCCCGTGCGCTGACCCGTAACGGCATGATGGCGGCCGGCGAGATGGCAATCTATAACGAGCTTGAAAGCCAGGCGCTTGCAATCGCCAGACGCCGCACCCCGATCCCCAACCGTATCAAGATGAGGTTCAAATAATGGCGCTACCGGTTCAGCTTGTTGACAGTCGCAGCGGCAAGACCTGGTTTCCCATGTTCCCGGAAAAGACAATCAGCTGGGATGCACTCAAATTCGGCATCAACCGCCAGAAGAGCGACAAACAGCTTTTGGCCGGTGAGCTGTATTCCGCGCTCAATTTCTTCTACAACGACTTTGGTTATCTGGAGACCAGGCCGGGCCTCGCCAAGGTGACAACCGCCGCCATTCCCGGGCCAAACGCCGACATCGTGCAGATCGTGCGGGCGCCGGTGTCCAAGCCTTCGGTTATCGGGACGGCCACCATTGGATCTTCTGCCGTTGGTTACGCCGCCGCGGTCAACTTCACCCTGCTGGTCACGAAGGACCACCGCATCTATTACATGAACTCGGCCGAGGCGCCGACCGCTATCGGGGCGCACTATACCGCCGACGGCGACTGTTATATTGTGGCCTTCGACGAAATGGCCGTCATCATGGATGGCGACTACCTGAAGTACTGGGACGGCAACGATTTAAAGCTGGCCTATGACGACGGCAGCGGCACGGCCGGTTTCATGTTTGATTACACCGCGCTGGACCAGGATTCCACCAGGGACCTCTACAGCGGGACCAACACCAAGTGCGCCGCCATCTATACCACGCCGGCCTTTAACGCCAATGGCCTGACGATCCCATTGACACAGATCAACGCCGTGCTGTCAAAGAACGGCAGCCCGACCGGCAGTGTCTACGCCAAACTCTACGCCACGACAGCAGGCGCACCGACCGGGGCGGCCCTGGCGACCTCTGACGCCATTGACATCAGCACCCTGGCGGCGACGGCCGCCGAGATCGAGTTCATATTCAGCGGATCATATTACCAGATGGCATCCGGCACGGCCTATGCCGTCAGTATAGAGTATTCCGGCGGCGACTCCTCCAACTACCTCCAGGTTCATAAGAGCAATGACAGCAACATCGAGTATTACGACAACGGGTCATGGACAGTGGGGACCCACCAGCCTTTGTTTGCCATGAAGCCCGGCTTGCCGCCGCGGGCCAGATTCGGTCTGGTGGCCGGCAACCGGCTGCTCCTTAATGACCCGACCAACCCCGGCCGGCTCAAGTACTCCAACGCCGACACCCTGTTTGACTGGTCAACGCCCAACGGCGGCGGCTACATCGGCGTGATCGACGATAATTCCAACACCTTCAAGATCGGCGGCATGGCGACTTTCTATGGCGACATCTTCCTGATCGGCAGCGCCTCGGACCCGTATATCTGCAAGCTGCTGGGTGTGAACGATGGCCCGAGCGCCTTCAGTGTCGTGCAGCTTGGCCAAAGGGTATCATCGCACCATGGCGTGATGGTATCGGCCATGAACGATATCTGGTTCGCCTCGCCTTCCAACGCCTATGCCATCAGCGGCGTGAACATGTACGGCGACATCAGGACCTTTGCGCCGGGCGACCCGGTGCAAGCCACCATTCAGGCATATTTCGACGAGAGCGCCTTTGCGGCCTACTGGCCGGACGCCGGACTCTACATGCTCAAGCTGGATGGATATGACAGGGTCCTGGCGGCGCACACCAAGCATGTTGCCAAGGATGCCACCGGGCGGATCGTCTACCCCTGGACCGAGTTTAAGTTCAAGAACCTGACACCGACGGCCTTCAGTTATTTTGAAGGTGACTTTTATGTCGGATGCTCGAATGGCAACCTCTACAAACTCACGGCGGCTGTGAACGATGACGGGGCGTTGCCGGATTACGAACTACAGCCCGGCATCCTGGAGCTTGATTTCAGCCAGGCAACAGCCAACGAGATTTATATTTCGGCCACCTCCGAAGCGGCCTTCGGTTACGACATGGCTCTCTATCGCAACGGATCATCCGCGGCCTTGCAGACCATCAGTATCACCGGCGGCGAAGCCCCGACCCGCGAGAGCGTCAATTTTGATTTCAAGAGCCTGCAATGGAAGCTGGACAACCTCAGCATAACCAAGCCGCTCAAGATATCCGGAATAAACCTCAAGATCACACCACAGGAGATATGAATCATGGCGACCAACTTCCCCACCAGCATTGACAGTTACACGACCAGGTCCGACGGAAACACGATCACGGCGGCAATGTTCAACGATCCCCAGGACGCCATCGAGGCCTTGGAGGCCAAGGTGGGAGCCGATTCCTCGGCCATTACCACCAGCCACGACTACAAGATTGGTGCGATCGAGACTATCCTTGGCAGCGCCACGGCGGCGGATCTTACCAAGCTGCATGGGGTCACAGCCACCGCGGATGAATTGAACATAATGGACGGGGTCACGGCCAATAAGGACGAGCTTAACAAGCTGGATGCCGACAGCTCTTATAACTGCTCATTCAGGGCGTATGTGAACGCTGACCAGGATGACGTTACCGGCGATGGGACAGCTTATGATATCAAGGGATCGTTTTTCACTGAATCATTTGATGATGGTGCAGATTTTTCAAACGGCACATTCACTGCCCCTGTT